ATCCCAATCCTGTTGATTTCGTACTGTTACGGAAAACCCTTGATAATTTCGGATTTACCGTGAGTGACCGGCACTTGTGTTCTCTCGTTTCATACCTGCAAGAACGCGGGTATGCCGTGATAACCGCCCATGACGACTACGATTTGAGAATGGCGACAATCACTGCCGATGGCCTTGATGTGCTGGAAGGCCGCAAGAAAGATGCAGGTGTCTGCCGTGTCTGAGGATTTGCAGACAAGACGGGAGCTGCGTGAGATCGCATACCGGTTGTGGTGCGAATGCGGCCAGAATGTTGCGGAGACGGCAAGGCGGCTGACTTCCGATGAGTACGGCTTTGTTGTTTCCCGGCAGACGTTGCAGGCGTGGAAATCCGAGTACGACTGGGAGGGTCGGGCGGCACGGGCCGAGGCTGAAGCACTGTCCCTGAAAGAGGAAACGTCGCCGGACAGCCTTATCGCCGATCTTATGACGCAGAAAAAAAGGTATGACACATATCTGAACAGCCTGCCTGTAGGCAAGATTGATACACAGGCTATCTATGCCTACAACGGTCTGCTTAAAACCATCGTCGATATTCAGAAAAAAACTGCTGATACTACCGTCAATTTTGACCGGCCCGCCGTCTTTCTTGAGAATCTCGGATTCGTCGCCGCGACGCTGAAAGAAATTGACCCGGAAGGCCTCAAGGTGCTTGCACGGAATTTCGACATGATAACAGAGCGTTTCAAGGAGTCGCTGAATGCGTAAACGCCCGAATCTGACGGAACAGCGGTTCGACAAGTGGGCCGATGACCTGAAGTCGTGGATTCAGGAATCTGTGTCGCCGTTTGAAAATGACACGGCGGAAATACAGGCACAGCGGAAGGATCGGGCGAAAACCGATCTGCTTTATTTCTGCGAGACCTATCTTCCGCATTATTTCCCGTCTGAATTCGGCGACCTCCATCAGGAATGGGAAGACCTGTCCGAACTCCGTGATGAGGCGCTCTTTATCGCGGCTCCGCGTGAACATGCAAAGTCCACGTTTTTTTCATTTGCGATTCCGATTAGGAATATCTGTTATCTCCTGAGAATGTTTCAGATTATCGCCTCTGATACGAATGATCAGGCAACCGGATTTACGCTCGCCATCCGGGTCGAATTTGAAGAAAACCCGCGTATCCGGCATGACTTCGGCGATCTGGTGGCTGCATATGGCCGCCGCTCTTCTCAATGGAAAAAGAACGATTTTGTTACAGCGAACGGAAGCCGGGTGCTTGCACGGGGCCGTGGCGAGAAGGTGCGCGGTCTGAAACATCGCCAGTTCCGCCCGGACTACGTTTCCGTTGACGATTTTGAAAACGATACGAATGTCGAGAACCCGGAACAGGTCGTAAAGGGGTTTAAATGGCTGAAACGGGCGGTCATCGGCTCGATGGGCGAGGGCTATACGTTTGTGATGGTCGGCAACCTGTTTCATCCGAAAAGCGTGCTGGCCCGTTTTATCAATGAAAAAGATGAGAACGGCAATCCGCTTTATATCTCCCGGATATATGATTGCTGGCTGGATTACGGCAAACCGTCACAGCGCCCGCTTTGGCCTGCACGCTGGCCCGCAGACCGGCTGGTTCAGAAACAGCGCCAGATGGGTACCCGCGATTTCAATGCGGAAATGCGGAACCTGACCGGAGATGAGGACAGCCCGTTCCGCGAGGACTGGTTCCGGTATTTTGAACGGGCGCATATTCTGACTCCGGAAATGCGGGTGGCGACCTTTGTGGACCCGTCCGCAAAAAACGGTGAAAACAACGATTTCAAGGCAATTGTCACTGTCGGCGTCACGAAAGGCATGGTTTATCACTGCCTGCACGCATGGATACGGCGGGGCAGTATCGGCGAAATGTTCGCGGCGGCCTACCAGCAGCATGACACATACAGCGGTCAGGTCGGCATTGAAGAGAACATGCTCAAGGATTTCCTTCACGACGCGATTGCCGGATATGCGCAGCGTGCCGGACGGTATCTGCCGTGGGTTCCGGTGCATCATACAGAGAATAAAGAGGCCCGGATCATCGGTACGCTCAGTTATCTTGTCGAATACGGCAAACTTGTATTCGAGCGGGGGCACAGCGACCAGAACCTTCTCGTTGAACAGTTGATCTACATTCTCAACAAAAATATCCACGATGACGGCCCGGATGCTCTTGAGGGCGCGGTGTCGCTGTTACAGAAATCCGCAGGGATAATTGTCGCATGAGTTTTTTCAGTAAAATATTCCGCCGTGGGCGTCGCCGGGAACAGCGCAATTATGCGCAGTCGGATATGTTCCTTGACCGGCTGCCGATGCCTGTTTTTACCAACTGGACGGTCCGCAAGGCCGTGAAAGACGGATTCCGGGCAAGCGGCTGGGTTTACAGGGCTGTCAATCTGATCTCGAAAAATGCGGCGTCTGCAAGCTGGTCCGTGTCCCGCGACGGTGAACGACTGCCGGATCATCACCTGTCCCGGCTGCTAAAATATCCGAATCCGCATATCTCAAGACAGGACATGCTTGAACTCATGACCTGCTGGCTGGAGCTTGCGGGTAACTCTTACCTGCTCCGTGTGCAGGCAAACGGCCAGACAACCGAGTTGTGGCCTGTCTCCCCGGACCGGCTTCGGCCAATACCGGGGCAGGCTGTGGCGGAATGGTGCCGGGGCTTTGCACTGGATAATGCCACCCGCCCGACCTTCGGACCGGAGGAGATTGTCCATCACCGTTTTCTGGACCCGGCCAATCCCCTGATCGGCATATCTCCACTCGAAGTCGCGGGCAGGGCTGTGGATATTGATGTCTCTCAACAAAAATTCAACGCTGCGACATCCCAGAACCGGGGAATCATTGACGGCGTGTTTTTCTTTGACCGGGAATTTGCGACACAGGACGATGCAGATGCACTCGCCGAGAAGATTGAGGAAAAATACAGCGGTAAACGGCGGTTTGTTGTGCTGGGCAAAAACGGAAAATATGAACGGATTGCCATGACGCCTGCGGAGATGGATTTCACCGAATCCCGGAAATTCAACCGGGAAGAAGTCTGTGTCATCTTCGGCGTCCCCCTGCCGCTGATCAGCCCGGAAAAGACGACCTACAATAACTACCAGACCGCCGAGGAGATGCTCTGGACGATGACGATCATCCCTCTGCTGGATGATATTGCAGACGGTTTTAATCATGCCTTTTCGGGCGAGCTTGCGGACGGCGAATCCCTGCTTCCTGACCTGAGCCGGGTTCCTGCAATCCGGAGGATGCTGCTCAAGCGCTCGGAAACCGCTGAAAAGCTGCATAACATGGGCGTCCCCTTCAGTCAGATCAACCGGATTTTTGATTTCGGGGTCAACGAATATCCGGGATGGGATGTGTCCAGCCCGAAAAACCGGAATACAGAACCTGACGCAACAAGGGGCTTTCTGCCGGGAGACAGGGAAGCGCGGGCAAACACAGGGAGTTTTAACTCCGTCCTCCGCTTTACCCTGCGATCCGGATCAGGAAATATCGCCGAATCTCTTGATCGCCTGACGGAAGAAGAAACCGGGCCGGTGATTGCAGCGCTGCTGGCAAACCAGAAAACAGCGGTATTCAGGGCGATTGAAGACGGTAAAAGTGCCGCAGAGCTTGAGGCGATTGTCACCGGCACGCGGGCAGACTGGGAGACGACGCTCAGGGCAATGTATCTTGACGTTGCGATCCGTTACGGGCGTGAGGTCGTTGTAGAGACACGGGACATTGACGACCCCTTGTCCCGGCAACTGACCGACTATTTCGAGCATGAGTCGTTCCTGCTGACCGAGGTCGCGCATATTGAGTCAACGACTGTAAACACAATACTGGCACAGATGCGTGATGCCCTGAACGACGGGGCGACGATAGCGGAAATGCAGCAGGCGATTGTGGATACCGGGGTGTTCGAGCCTGTCCGTGCAGCGCGAATCGCACGGACCGTATCCGGGACAGCGGCCAGTATAGGGCAACATTCCGCCGCAAAAACAGCGGGGGCACAAAACAAGACATGGGATGCCGCACCCGGCGCACGCAAGGAACACGCTGCCAGAAGCGGAGAAACCGTGCCGATAGATTCACATTTTTCTCCTGCATTCGGGGAAAGCGTCGGCCCCAGATACCCGATGGACCCGTATTTACCTGCTGCGGACCGGATGAGCTGCCGCTGTTCCATGACGTTCAGTGACGTTCAGCCTATGCCGAATCTCATTAAAATATGAATTGTTAGAGGCGATATGAAAAGAGAATACAGGGACGGCCCTGGAGAATACCGGACAACGGACGAAGCGCAGGGCCTTGTCGAAGCGTACCTGACCCGCTGGGGGACGGTAGACAGCTACAATTCAACGTTTCTTAAAGGCGCGTTTAAAAAAACATTCAAAGAGCGCGGTGCAAGAAAAATCAGGCTGTTCTGGAACCACCGCGATCTTGCCGGAAAGATCCTTGCTTGCAATGAAGATGACAACGGTGCATGGGTCCGGGCGCAGTTTAACCTTGATACGCAGGTCGGTCGTGACGCTTTTGCGCATGTGCGTGCCGGTGATGTGGATTGCTTCAGCTTCGGATTTAATACGGTTGCCGACGGCTTTAAAAACGGCGTTCGGGAAATCCGGGAAATCGTGCTGTACGAATGCGGCCCCGTGATTTTCGAGGCAAACCCGAATGCGGAAATCACGGATATCCGGGCGACGGATTTTAACGAGACCCTGACCGACAAGGATATGCGGAACCGGGGCTGGCGGCTTGTCGCGTCGCTGGATGAAACACTTGACGACATCATGTGGCAGCAGCCGCAAGCTGAATGGCCCGGCCTGATAGAGGCAGCGATTGAGGCCTTCAGGGACGCCTATCTGGGCTGGATTGAGGCATGGCTGGCCAGATATGGCGACGCCGGTACACGGAGTATCCCTGTGCGAAACGAAATGGGGGCGATGCTCTACGAATTTGCCGGAGAGGATGGTCTGACAGGTCTGGCCCAGCGCACAGCGCTCCGTCTTGAAGACCTGAAAACTGTCGCAAAAGGCGGAATCCTGCCTATTGACCGCCGTTCCAATCTTT